CAATCGCGCACACATTCGCAAAACTTTGAATTCCAGATTCAGTCAGGACTTTCGCTCATGGCAACAAACGGTCGACCGCCTAAGCCAGCCGAACTCAAACGTGCTCAGGGAAATCTCGGAAGGCGCAAACTTCCAGAGTTGGCTGTTGTTCAAACTCTGCCGATGGCCATCACGATTCCTGACGCACCTGCCGACCTCGGCAAGGATGGCCTTGAACTTTGGTCTCGTGCCTGGTCGATGGCTATCACTTGGCTGTCACCTGATTCAGACTTGTCGGCCATCGAGAATGCTTGTCGCGCAGCTGACGACTTGACCATCGCTCGCTCGAGGTATCGAGCCACCACTGAACCTGCCGATGCTCGTGCAGTTGTCGCCTTGACCAAGTCGCTGTCTGATGCGCTTGCCAGTTTGGGCTTCGACCCGACTTCACGTTCACGCCTTGGTGTGGCTGAAGTGAAACGTGCCAGCGCTTTGGATAACCTCATCGCTAAACGTCAGGCGAAGTAATGGCGGCTCAGGGGAAGAGCAAGATTCAGGCGTGGCCACCAAGATGGTTGACACCTGTGCCACCTGCCGACCTCAAGCGTTCTCGCGGTGAGGAAGTTGTCGACTTCGCTGAGGCTCTGTGCAAGATCACGAAGGAATCTATTGCTGGCGATGCTGGCGCACCGATGACTTTCAGACCTTGGCAGAAGGAACTCACTCGTCACTTGTTTGCCCAGAAGGCTGACGGCACTTTGCGCCATCGGACGGCTCTAATAGGCCAGCCTCGAAAGAATGGCAAAAGCGCCTTCGCAGCTTCGATTGCGCTTGAGCATCTAGTCCTCGGCCCTTCTGGCGGTGAGATTTATTCTTGCGCCGCTGACCGTGACCAGGCAAAGATTGTGTTCGGCACTGTGAAGGAAATGATTCGCCTTCAACCTGAGTTGTCGGACTTCTTACAGGTGTTCCGAGATACGATTTACAACCCGAAGAGTGGCACAACTTACCGAGCGCTCTCGTCTGAAAGTTTCACCAAGGAAGGTCTCAGTCCAACGCTGACCATCTTTGATGAGGTTCACGCACAACCGAACCGCGAACTGTGGGATGTCATGAGCCTCGCTCAGGGCGCTCGCAAAGAACCGATGATGGTGGGCATCACGACTGCAGGTGTCAAGACAGATTCCAGCGGTCGGGATTCCTTGTGTTATGGCTTGTACCAGTATGGCCAGAAGGTTGCTACTGGCGAGGTCACTGACCCGTCATTCTTCTTCGCATGGTGGGAAGCACTAGCTGAGTCTGACCATCGTGACCCGAAGACTTGGCTTGATGCGAATCCTGGCTTCGATGACATTGTTGCCGCCTCGGATTTCGAGTCGGTTATCAACCGCACACCTGAGTCTGAGTTTCGCACAAAGCGCTGTAATCAGTGGATGTCGACCTCAGACACTTGGTTGCCGGCTGGCGCTTGGGATGGCATTGCCTCTGAGCGCATTGTTGAGGATGGCACTGCCGTTGTGCTTGCCTTTGACGGTTCGTTCAATGGTGATTGCACTGCCATTGTTGGCGTGACCATCGAGGAAGTTCCTCACGCTTTCGTGGTTGAGGCGTGGGAGAAGCCTGACAATGAGGCTGCCGACTGGCAAGTTCCAGTGGCAGATGTTGAGCAGTCGATTCGTAACGCTTGCCTGAAGTGGCAGGTTGAAGAGATTGCTTGCGATCCATACCGTTGGGCGAGAACTTTCCAGATTCTTGAAGATGAGAATCTACCCGTGACTTTGTTTCCTCAGTCGGCTTCGCGCATGACTCCTGCAACAACTCGGTTCTATGAAGCCGTAATGAACAAATCTTTGACGCATGACGGTGACCCAATGTTCGCTCGTCATGTTGGCAACGCAACGCTTCGGGTCGACTCTCGTGGTTCTCGCCTATCGAAAGAAAGCCGACATTCGGCTCGACGTATCGACTTGGCGGTTGCCGCTGTGATGGGCCTTGAACGTGCCTCATGGTGGCAGGGACAGGGTGGCGGCTTGCCAATGATCTTTGACCTTGATGACCTAGACGGAATGGGTGAGTTTGATGAATCGTGAACACATCACGACAGCAGTTGAAATTGCTGGCGCTGGCTCTATCTGTGCAGGTGTAGGTCTTCACTTTGGTTTCGATTTTGGTCTTATTGTCGGCGGCATCTTTGCCCTTGTCTTCTCTTATTTAGCAGGTAACGAATGAGCATTCTTCGCCGGTCTTCGGTAGTTGGCCGTTACCCACAGTTCAACAACTACGTTGCGCCACTGTCTCAGCTGTACGGTCAGACCCAAGTCACTTCAAGTTCTGGCGAACGCATCGACGAGTGGACTGCCCTTGGCGTTTCGAGCGTCATGTCGGCTGTCACTTTGTTGTGTGATTCGGTGGCTTCACTTCCGCTTCGTTGCTATGAAGTCATAGACGGTCAGCGCAAGAATGTTCCTTTGCCTTCGTCGCTAGCTCAACCTGACATCATCTCAGGAACGAACACATTCGAGTTCATTCATCAAGTGATGGCTTCGCTTGTCCTTCATGGCAACGCTTACATTCACAAAGACCGTGACACTCGTGGCAACTTGATTGGTCTAGTTCCGTTGCATCCATACCAGATGCAGGTTCTGCCAACAGGTGACCAGATTGGTCGCAAGTATCTTCACCTCGGCAATGACATTCCGAACGAATCTTTGATGCACATCCGTTGGTTCACACCACCGCAGTCGCTGGTTGGTGTGTCACCTTTGATTCAGTCACGAACCCTTGTTGGTCTTTCACTGGCAATGGATCGTCACCTGTCACAGTTCTACGGCGAAGGCGCAACACCTTCTGGAGTTCTTAGCACTGACCAGAAGTTGACGCTTGACCAGGCTCGCACAATTCAGGGAACATGGGAAGCCACCCACCGTCGTCGTCGCCGTCCAGCAGTCTTGTCTGATGGCCTGAAGTTCACGCCTATCACGACCAGTGCAGCTGACATGGAAATGATTGCAACCCGTGAGCAATTGATTCGTGACATCGCTCGGGTCTATCGAATCCCCGGTCACCTCATGGGTGTTACTGGCGATAACCAGACTTACCAAAACGTGGAACAGGCGAACCTGAACTTCTTGACACATACGTTGACCCCTTGGGTTCGTCGTCTTGAAACTGCTCTTTCTGAACTCCTGCCAGTCGGTCAGGATGTTGTGTTCGACTTTGCTTCACTGCTTCGCACCGACTCATTGACTCAGGCCCGTGTCGCTTCGCTTTACGTTGACAAGGGCATCTCATCACCGAATGAGGCTCGCCAGATTATTGGTCGTGAACCTTATGTTGGCGGCGACAAGTTCAATCAGGCTCTTGCTGGAACTGTCACGGCTGGCGGTGACTTGTCTTCGCTTGGCGAGGATGCTGATCCAAGCGCACCTGTCATGGGAGTGCTTGACTAATGGCTGAAACATTCAGACCACCGCAGGGAGTTCGTGACGAAGCGAAGAGGGCTTTGGCATGGATTGCTGATGGCAAGGCTGGCTCAGGTTTCACTGATGTCGGTCGCAAACGTGCAAGCGATTTGGCGGCTGGAAAGTCTGTATCGCTTGAGACTGTGCTGAGAATGTATTCATTCTTTGCACGTCATGAGGTTGACAAGAAGGGTCAGGGTTTCAACCCTGGCGATGAAGGCTATCCGAGCGCCGGTCGAGTTGCTTGGGCTGCTTGGGGTGGCGATGCAGGGTTCACCTGGTCGTCAAAAATTAGAGAACAACTATCTGCCCGAGTGGCTTCATTGGAAGGCGAAAGCATGGAACTTCGAGACATGGAAGAAACTGAAACAGTTTCGAACTTGCCGGAAGAGTTGTCTGAACTTCTAGGAACTGCGGTTCAGTTCTACTTCCGCGCACATGGCGCACACTGGAACGTGAAGGGCGCTGACTTCAGCGAGTATCACAAACTGTTCCAAAAGATTTACGAGACCGCATACGAACTGATTGACCCAATCGCTGAGAACCTTCGCAAGATTGGTGAGGTCGCTCCGTTCCGTCTGGCCGAGTTCATGAGCCTTGGATACTTGCAGGATGCAAAGCCTGGTCAAGACCCGATGAGTTTGGCTCGCGACCTTCTGACTGCCAATGACATCTTCCTCGATCAACTCTCTGACGTGTTTGATTGTGCGACGAATTACAACCAGCAGGGAATCGCCAACTTCATCGCTGGCGCTATCGACGGTCAACAGTTCTACAAGTGGCAACTGACCGCCTCACTTGGCGAGGAAGTCACTCAGCCTTCACCTGACCCATTTGATGCTCAGGGCAACGACCTTGACGACATGGCTGAAGAATCCATGCCAATGATGTCTGAGGCTTATCCGATGATGCGCTCGGCTTCAGGCTCAATGGATTTGCCAATCGGTTCTCGCGATTATGAATGGGATGCTTCAGCTGCTGATCAGCGTGTTCGTGACTGGTCGAATGGTGACTGGAACAAATACGGCGAAGCCTTCTTCTATGTCAACCCTGACAAGAAGGGCGAGTTCGGCGGTTACAAGTTGCAGTTTGCTGACATTATTGGCGGAACTTTGACCGCTATTCCTCGCGGAATCTTTGCTGTTGCCGGTGTCTTGAATGGCGCTCGTGGTGGCGTGGACATTCCTGAAGAGGACATTGCCGCAATCAAGACCAAGGTTTCGCACTACTACGACAAGATGGCCACCGAGTTCGAAGATCCAAGCCTTGTTGTTCCTTTCGAACCTCGTGCAGCGATGGCTCAAATTGGTGTCGGAAGTTTCGTTTCTTGGAACTCTTCGGGTGGTCGCTCTCGCGGAAAGGTTGAGAAGGTTGCCACTAAGGGCGCTCTCGCTTCCAGCGACGGGTTCTCACTTGAGGCAACGTCAGACAGTCCAGTCTTCTTGATTCGTATCTATTCCGAGAATGGCAACGGCT